AAAAAAGAAAACCCGAAACTGTACTTACATCTAACACAAAATGAACGATAACGAACGAGAGTTATGGGTGCGTAACGACGAAGGACTGTACGCTATGTGGCAAGCATCTAGGCTAGCCATGCGTAGGTTCATACGTATGCATAGAATAGCAATAGACAACTACATTAAACAAACCATATCATGAGAAAAATAACTAGACTAGCAGCCCGCGCTTTCCTAGAAGGTCGGGAGTTCTATAGAGATAACACCTCTGTTGTTGTGTATGATACTTTATGTGGCAGAATTAAAACATTATACCTACACAACAATGTCATTGCTAGGCAAATTATCAACGATAGAAAACCCGGCCTCTGGTCTAGCAAGCTACATATTACCCTAGCAGGTTGGCCTACGGTTACCACACGTGAGCGTTTGAACGGTTTGCTAACGGAGCTAGGCAAACGTGAAGGTGTATGGCAACACAAGCATGAGCAATACTACGGCACACACGACAATAGCAGAGTCATAGACTCTCGCAAATGGATAACAGTATCATGACAGACAAACTAAAGGAGGACATCCGTCGGATGCTAGAAGATGATCACCCCAAACATTGCGACAACAGCATGGCTAGGCGACCCTCGCCTGCTGTCATGGCAAAAGTTAACATAGCTCTACTCGCCCCCCGCACACACGCAGGGCAATCATACGCAGAACGTAAGGTTATCTTCACCGATGACCCTACGTACGTTGCAGTTAAACGCGGCGAAGGCTGGGAGGCTATGCTAAAACTACACTACGACGAGCGTGTTATGCTTGACAAGGGGCCAGTCCGTAAGGACAATAGCTGGGTGCGTAAGATAGTTGAACCTATCTACGCTAAGATACGCAAGCAACGTAGGAAATACTGATGACTACATCCAGAGAAGTTAACAGGCTCAACAAACGTATGGCTGCCTACCGTACCACCGACGACTACATGAAAAAGTTATTGCAGAACGCAGTAACGTTGTCGTTTCGTAAAGAACCTGTACTTATCACAGGCGCTACCGGCACAGGCAAAGAGATAATAGCTAACCTGCTGCACGGCACACAGTTAGGAGACATAGTTACCGTAAACACAACAGCCGTAGCAGACACACTCTTCGAGTCTGAGCTATTCGGCCACCTCAAGGGTAGCTTTACGGGCGCATTCCGTGACCGCAATGGCTTAGTAGAGGCAGCTAAGAACGGTACGCTATTCCTTGACGAGATAGGAGATATGCCGATAGGCTTACAAGCTAAGATACTACGTCTCATACAGTTCGGAACGTACCGTATCATAGGAGATAACAAAACACAAGAGACAAACTGCCGTATCGTAGCGGCAACTTGCAAACCTATAGACAAACTCATTGCAAATGGTTTGTTTCGTGACGATTTATACTATCGTCTGTCAACGTTTCATCTGCACATCACTTCGCTAGCGCAGCGACGCCATGATGCAGAGCATTTCTTCGTAACACACCCATACTGGCGTAAAACACCAGACGAACATAGAGAAAAGTTCCTAGCGTACGCTAACACTAACCCTATCAAGGGTAATTACCGTGAACTAGAACAGTTAATGCTACAGTATGAAGTTTTAAAGCTACTACCATGACAGGTGATCGTGCTAGGAGATAAAATCTTAGAAGATAGTAGACTTGGCACGATTCCTGCTTTATATAAGATGTCCGGCCCCAATCTGGGGCTTTAGAAGATAGGTTGGAACCTAACATAACATAAAACATATGCCACAATACATAGAACAAGAGTACAAGGACGGAGACTGGAAGGGATTCAAGTTTACCGTGAAGCAGTTCGATACAGTAGCAGAAGCAGTTGAATGCGTAGGAGAGGATAATATCCTAGCGTTGTTCAACCAGCAGTGTGCTAACCGCATTCGGGCTAAGGTAAAGAACTCATTGCCGAAAGGTTTGAACGGCGAAGAGCTTGCTACAGCACAGCAACGTTTGTTAGACAAGAATCCTGACGGAGTTCTCTTCTCTAGCACCGACGCTGACAACTGGAAACCTGACCAACGCGAGGTTACGCCTACTGCGTTGTTCAAGATGGCTAAGGATGCGTTCAAGGCAGGTGATCCTGCTAAGGGCGCAGAGTTACTTGCTAAGATGCAAGAGCTTTTGGAAGCTGCATAAATCCTATCATAGTAGGGGAGGTTAGCAATAGCCTCCCCTACTTTTTAATCTCATACGATAACACCATTAACATGACAGATGACATTGACATCGTAGTAGGCAAACTTAAACGTTCTGAAGTTACGGCCAAGCCAAAGGTTAACCGTAGTAGTTACAACGAGAATAGCGCAGAGATGATACGGCCCATCATAGACAAACTCCTAGCGGAAACAAAAGATGTCTTCGTGCCATGCGCCGACACGGGCTACAGTGCGGGTACGCTATACGTTAAGCTGAACGACGGACTACTATGGCTCATGCACAACGACAAGAGCGAACGCAACACAGACTACCGTTACCTACGCACACAGATTTCTATGCGTAAGTTAACCGAAGGCGTTCTTATATACTTCAAGGAAGCCATACGCACCATCAGACAGAAGACGTTAGACGGGCGTACGCTAAAGGTTGCCACAAGTGATAGCATAAAGTGGCGGCATGATATGTTAACTTGGCTACAGTCTGCACAAGACGGCGAGATGTTTAAGAAAGAAGACATTGGCATAGCTGATTCAGATAAGCAATGGGTACATGATACGATAGCTACCCATGCACCTGACGCAGAGGTTGAGTTCTCAGACACAGGCTTTCGTATGATACGATGACGATAGAAGAGCTACTTAACTGCGACGTGACGTTGCTAGAAGCTATGACAAACGATGAGTTGTTAGAGCATTTCAAGCCATACCTCAGCGTATGCCAGCCACCGTTAGACGATAGCGTGAAGGTAGTTAAAGGGCCAAAGCGCAAGCGTAAGACATCCATATCAATAGGAGCCAAGCGTACGTTAGAAGAGCAGATGCGTGAGCTAGCAGAACTGCATGACGTAGACTTAGATAATAGCGAAACCTTATTACCAACAAACCTAAAATGACAACAACCCTACATAAAACTAAAGACGGACGCTACATAGTTAAGATAGATGCGTCGCTCTACACACAGAGCGCGTGTCCTCGGCGCTTGTGGTACATGGGCGGCAGAGGTTTGCGATACGATACGAAGTCACATAAGATGGAGTATGGTACAGCTTACCACAAGGCACTACAAGAATACTACACAACAGGCAACACTAAGAAAGCACTAGCTGTTGCACTAGAGCATTACGAACAACCCGACATTCACATACCAGACAATGACTTCCGTGACATAGGGCATCTTGCCGCTACGTTACAGCAATACTTCATGACGTACGAGAAACTTGACGGACTGAAGGCAGACATGGATGACGATGGCCCATTGCTAGAACAACGCTTTGCCATACCGTACGACACGGATGGCGAGAAGATAGACGTTGTGCTGTGCGGCACGGTGGATATGATAGGTAGCTTCAACGGCATCCCCGTACTCGTAGACCACAAGACTACAGCACTCATGCAAGTTAGCAAGTATCTTGAAAGCTACCAGAACTCTCCGCAGATGATGATGTACACTATGATACACAAGCACCTGTTCCCTGACGAAGAGCGCGGTGTAGTTATCAATGGTATATTCCTAGCGCGTAACGGCAAGAGTAAGTTTCAACGTTCGACAATCATAACGTTCCCAACACACGTGCTAACAGAGTTCGAGAATCACTTACGACAGACAGCACAGTTCTTTATGAGTGGCGTACGCCGTGTGCTAGACGAGGGCGCTTTAGCAGAAGAAGTCTTCTTGCCTAACTTCACCTGCTGCCAGACAAAATTTGGTGAGTGTAACTTCTCGCCTGTATGCACAACACCAAGGGCAGGGGATCGTGAGGTTATCATAGACTCATTGTTCTCCACGACTAACACCTACGATCCTTTAAAGTTTCAGATATGAATGACCAAGAAATAAAAGTACGTGCGCTAGCTGAGTTCACGCGCGAAGCACCGCGCAAGTTTGATGCAGGTTCACTAGAGCATAACCCGAAGGGCGATAAAGGTTTGTGGCGTATGAGTACAGCACAACTCATTAACGCACAGAAAGAAGAGCAGATAGATATGTGGCATTACACTGTCGCATTAGAACATAAGTTAAAGGAGCAAGACGCTCTCATAAGACAACTAAAACACACAATAGCAAACAAGCATAATGAAAGATGAACAAGTATTAGCAGTAATTTCTGCTATAAAAGATATAAGCGATAGCGTAGAGCATGTCTTTAACTATCAACCTGAGCCATCATATGACCGTATTGTACACTCTATAGATGGAGTTAGCCAAAGCCTAGAAAAGATTAACTCAAGTTTAGTGGAAACTCTAGTGGACATAAAATCTACACTTGACGAAATAAGGGATAGCATATAAACAAGCACAATGAGCAAACCAATAATAGGTATCGTAGGTGGTAGCGGCACGGGTAAGTCTACGTCGCTACGCAACTTGCCGCCAGAGAAAACATACATCATAGATCTTGAGCGTAAGGGTATGCCCTTCCCCAAGAAGTTCCCGTACATAGCAGATTGCTCTAACATAAAAGAGTTTGACGCT